GTTTTGATTCCGCCGCGCGGGCCTCGCACAAATTCCAAGTGTTGACTAGCTGTTGAGCCCGGTGGAACCGTAGGGGTCGAAGCGCTACACTCCACCCATGGTAAACAAAAATCTTGTATCGAAAGCCGAGTTCGCGCGAATGGCTGGTGTAACACGAGGCGGTATCACGAAAGCGTGTAGCGGAATTTTAAAAGACGCCCTCAATGGCGATCGCATCGACACGAAGCACCCCGACGCCGAGGAATACCTCGAAGAGAAAACCGCTACGCCACCGCCCGAGCCCGCTACCGGTATCGATCCCCTGTATGAAAAGGCTATCGAGCAATGCCACGCCAATGGTCGCTACACCGCTACGAACATTCAGCGACAATTGAAAGTTGGCTACGCTCGCGCGAAGCGAATCCTCGATATGATCAAGTTGGCCGGCGTGGTCCCGGCGCCAGGTGCAATATCACCCACCACCCAAGCGGCCGACCCCGTGCTCATGGGTGGCGCGGCGAAAAATCACTCGAAGAAAGCTGCAGCGCTACGTAAGCTGATGGAAGAGGGCGACACCCTGCACGAGATCCCCGAGGATATTCGCGCGTTCGCAGATATGACGCTACGCGAATTGATCCAGCGGTACGGAACAGATACCGCGTTTCTCGATTGGTTGAACGCCACGAAACGGATTGAGGATATTAACGAGAAACGGCTAAAGAATGCCGCGACCAAGGGCGAGCTGGTCAGTCGCCAAGCGGTCAAGGTTGGGATTATAGATCCCATCGACGCGGCCCATATAAAGCTATTGACCGATGGTGCGAAAACAATCGCGCGACGCGTTACGGCAATGCACGACGCCGGCCGCCCGCTGGGTGACGTAGAGAAATTCGTAAAAGATCAGATAACGTCATTTATTCGACCCGTTAAGGCGAAGGTCGCGAGGGCTCTCAAAAATGCCTAAGTTAGACGAAGTTGGTACGGACTGGATCGTCGCGCAGGTCGAAGGGTTAACCGACGAAGTGCACCACGTCAGGCCCAGCGATTTTAACGAGGCGAATCGCTACCTTCCCGAGTCGGTAACATCGATACCCGGCTATATCCGCTACGATGTAAACCCGTTTATGCGCGAAATTATCGATTGTGCCGATATCGAAAGTTCGGTTCGTGAAATGAATTTAATGAAAGGGGTTCAAATCACCTATACGACACTGCTCGAATCGGTAATGTTGTATTACATGGCACACATTAAAACCGTGCCCATGATGTATATGACTGCAGATAAAGAGCTTGCGACGGCTCGCGTCGAAAACAACATTATCCCGATGATTAATCAATCGGGCTTCGAACATATCATTCGATCGAGCGACGAAGGCAATACGCGAAAGACTGGTAAAACCGCGAACCACCTACAGTGGGAGGGCGGCGGCTATCTTGTACCGTTTGGCGCGCGCACTGCAGATAAGATGCGTTCGTACTCGATTATGGTAATGCTCAAGGACGAAATCGACGCCTGGCTCGATACGGTCGGTAAAGATGGCGACCCGGATAAATTATCGGATGGTCGCTGTAAGGGTTATTGGGAGCGCCGGAAGATTTTTCGCGGATCTACCCCGTTAATCAAGGGTACATCGAAAATCTATAAACAATACCTTCGCGGCGACCAACGCCATTACAACGTGCTATGCCTTTCGTGTGGGTTCCCTCAAGTATTGCGGTGGAGTACCACGGATAAAGAAACCGGCGTCGTCGGCGGCTTTACGTGGGAGATCGAGGACGGCGTATTAAATCTCGAATCGGTCCGCTATCTCTGCCAGAATTGTGGCCACGCCCACCACGAGCACGACAAGGAGCGATTATTCTCGGAGGATCACGGCGCGCACTGGAAGCCAACCGCCCGCCCGGTCGAACCTGGTATTCGTTCGTATCATTTACCCGCGATGTATTCGCCTATCGGTATGGCGCCATGGTCGAGCTTGGTCTCGGATTACTTGGAAGGCTTCGACCCGGTAGAACAGAAGGTTCGCGATATTGGTAAATACCAGGTTTTTTACAACAACGTCTTGGCGGAACCGTTCGAGATCATGGGGTCGAAAATCCGGTTTACCAGCGTATCGGCGCATCGTCGCGCAGTGTATCGCCTCGGTCAGATTCCGAACGAGTACGCTATCGAATTCTCAGAATCACCGATTTTATTCCTGACCTGTCAGGTCGACGTGCACAAGAGCAATCTAGCAGTTACGGTAATGGGTTGGTGTCGTGACGCTCGCCCATACGTAATTGATTACTGGCGCTATGAAGTAGCAGGCGACGAGGACGATTGTAGCGAATTGACTAGCTCCGTATGGGGTCGGCTTCGCGAATTGATCGAGGAAACAGAATATATCGCCGACGACGAGAAGCGATATAAAATCATAATCACGTTGATTGACGCCGGTTACGCGAATGATACGGTAACAAATTTTTGCGCTGACTATCACGGCGGCGTCTATCCGATACTAGGTCGCGACCGCCCCGCGAAAAATCAGACGATTAAGGAATTCGCGGAATTTACTACCCAGGCCGGTACGGTTGGTTATCGGATTCTCGTAGACCACTACAAGGATCGCATGGCGCCCGTGCTTCGTCGCGATTGGGTCGAGGATATGGGACCGCAAAAGGTCTACCACTTCAATGCCCCCGTAGACATTACGGACAAGCAACTCAAAGAGCTGACCGTCGAGACTCGTCGCGAAAAGACAGACGACAACGGAAATACAACTTACGTCTGGTACCGGCCGGGCAATGCACGAAATGAATTATTCGATCTGCTCGGGTACGGTTACGCCGCCGTGGACATTCTTGCGTGGTCGGTATGTATTCAGCACTTCGAACTTGAAACGATCGATTGGTCGAAATTTTGGAGCTACTTGGAATCTGAGGCGCTTTACTATTCCGAGTCGTAATGTATAGTCCGATGGATGGACGCCACATTTTTAGCTGATCGTATCACCGCGGTTAAGGCGGCGATTGTTGCCTACGAGGCGGCGATCTTAGCTATCGCAACGGATGGCGCGCAATCGTACACACTCGATACCGGTCAGAGTCGACAGACTGTTGCCAAATTGGATTTACCCGCTCTACAGAAAACCCTTGATGGTTTGTATAATCAGCTTTGCGTCATGGAGGCGCGACTCACCGGTAACGGTGTATTGATTGGGAGACCAGCCTTTTGACTGACGCGTATTTAGATTTGCCGGTCCCATTGGGCGGCCTGCCGAATAATGATGGCGTAGAGACGATAGACGTTAATGCGCTCTCTACCTTCGTCGGTGGCTCTACTTCGTCGTCATGGGATGGCGAGAAATTCCTCGGTGGCTTTGGTATTACTCGTGATTACGAGGTGGTCGACCATTGGCTATTGCGTAAGCGCTCGAAACAATTGTTCACCGAGAATCTATACGCTCGCGGTCTCATTCGTCGCATTATCACCAATGAAATCAATAAAGGTCTGGCACTGGAAGCCACGCCCGACGCTGAAATATTAGGGCTAGATCGCGAAGATTTGGCCGCATGGTCAGAGAATACAGAACGTCGTTTTAATATTTGGGGCAAAAACCCGGATCTTTGCGACCACCGGGGAGCGCGCACCTTTGGTGCACTGCAGCGCCAGGCACGAATGATGGCCATGATATCGGGCGATGTACTGGTATTGCTGCGTCAAGGCCCAACCGGATTACCCACCATCGATTTAATCGATGCAGATCATGTAATGGACCCGTTGAGCGACACGCTTATTCGTGCCGTGCGCAATCGCGGTAATCGATTGGCCCATGGTGTCGAGATTGATAAAAATGGTCGGCATGTAGCATTTTTCGTACTGCAGGTTAAGTCGGGTTTCGCAGCTATACCGGGACAACGTACATATCGTCGTATACCGGCTATCGGTCCACGATCCGGCCGCCGGCAAGCGTGGCTATTATATGGCACCGAGCGATTGATCGATGATGTTCGCGGCCAATCCCTGCTTGGTCTGGTGATGCAATCGTTAAAGGAAATGGATAGTAACCGCGATTCAGAACAGCGCGCCGCCGTCATTAACTCAATGATCGCGATGTGGGTAGAGAAAACCGAGGATAAAATGTCGTCGCTACCGTTGACTGGTGGCGCTCTTCGTAAAGATACGTTAACGACTCAAAACGATTCACAGGGTCGGAAGGATGTACAGTTTTCGGCGAACATGCCCGGTATGATGCTGCAGGAATTACAGCAGGGCGAGAAACCCACGAGTTATGATACCCGGCGACCTAATGTTAATTTTGGTGTATTCGAGACGTCTATTATCAGCGCGATAGCGTGGGCAAACGAAATGCCGCCCGAAACGTTAATGCTGCAGTTCCAGAATAATTATTCGGCCAGTCGTGGCGCTACGAACGAATGGAAAATGTATCTCGATCGCGTGCGCGCGGGCTTGGGTGAAGAATACAATAACCCGATATATCAGGACTGGTTGATATCTGAGGTGTTAAACGGCAATATTGTTGCACCTGGACTACTTGAAGCTTGGCGCGATTTGGCACAGTGGGATCGTTTCGGCGCTTGGGTACTTGCTGATTGGTCCGGCGCGATTAAACCGAACGTCGATTTACTGAAAGAGGTCAAGGCATACAAGGAGCTTGTCGCAGAAGGATGGATAACGCGCGATCGTTCGTCTCGTGAATTAACCGGGATGAAATTCTCGAAAGTAGTGCAACAGCTTGTTAGTGAAAATCAAAAGTTGGCCGAGGCGACCAAGCCATTAATGGACGCGGGCATAACTCGAAATGAAAATCCCGATGTTGTGGAAGCAGTAACGCAAGCGCTTACCGACAACGGCTTAATTGAAGAGGCATAAAAAATGGCTGATCCTGTAATAGAAGCATGTCCCGCAGGGGAATGGACAGCAGTTGCGACAAATCAAACAACTGGTGTAATCCATATCCTTAAGACTGATCCCGACAAATATCTTCAAACATATCGGGATACTGGCGAAGCTGCGCCGACTCTTATTGGCGAGGGTGTTCCCTTTGAAGGTTCATTACAGATATCAGCAGCCGCCGGCATTGATGTTTATATTTGGCCGATAGGTAAAGCTGGTAACGTGCGGGTTGATCTGTAATGTTATTGCCGACTCGTATTGTCGGCAATGCCGGTGGTCCTAATAAATCGACACAGGGTGCGCTCCATGTTCATGATCCTGATATTGAACACCTCATAACTAACGAATTTTTTGTTAATACTACTGCTATCACAACAACATTAGCTATTGCAGCAACAAAAGGCGATACAGTTATACATGTTGTTGATGCCACTGGGTTTACCGTTGCCGATTTAATTACTGTTGAAAATGGAACAGAAGAAGCGACATTCCCTACAATTACAATTATTGCTGTCAATGCTATAACATTAGATCAGCCATTAGATAACGATTATGATATTGGTGATGATGTTACAAAATTGATTAATAATATGAATGTTTTAGGTACTTTAGCAGCTCCTATATCGTTTAAAGTAGAACCCGAACGCGCCGAAACATGGCATATAATTCGTATATTAGTTGATTTAGTACATACTCAGGCCGCTGATGATAGCAAATTTGGTTCTATAGCTAGTTTAACTAATGGAGTAGTATTACGATATTGTAATACTATAATCAGAACATTGACAAATTGGAAAACCAACGCCGATATGAAACAAGATATGTTTGATGTTGCATATACAGATAAGGCCGGTGGTGGTGCTTTCGGAACTAATGGACGATTCAGTCTCAAAAGTGGTACCGGCGCGGTTCCTGAATTGTCGGAAGGCATCCATTTAGAGGTTTTAATACAGGATGATTTAACGGCTTTGACATCATTTAATATTAAATCGCAGGGTCATGTAGTAACGGAGCCATAAGTATGGAACTTTACGCAATACAAAAAAATTACGCGGTTTCGTATCTTGAGAAACTTGAAAACGCTACTTTGGACGAGCATAACGCCGCTCGTGCGGCTTTTGGTAGCGACGAGCCCGCGACCATAGTTGCCCGTAGTGATGCTGGTAACGAGGCGACAATATCGATTGTTGGCCCACTCAGTCCTACCGGCCCCAGCCCTCTCGCTCGTTTCTTTGGGTTTGGCGGCACTGGCTACAATGAGATTGTCGCGGCAGCCGATAGTTTAGCAACTGATCCCTCGATCGAATCTGTGCGGTTGCTGATGGATACACCCGGCGGCAGTGTTTCGGGCATGGATGCGGCGCACCAATCAATCAAAAATCTCGCGTCGAAAAAGACCGTAGTTGCCGAAAATCACGGGTTGCTTGCGTCCGCTGGCTATTACCTGGCCACTGCCGCGACGAAAATTAAGGCTATGTCACCATTGGCTATCACCGGATCGATCGGTATTATTCTCGCCGGCATCGATACTACCGATATGTTAGCGCGTGATGGAATCAAACGAATTCGTATCGTATCTGTGAATGCCCCGAATAAACAACCAGACCCAGCCACGAGCCAAGGTCGCGGCGTTATTCAGGAAGGTGTGGACGCAATGGAGCGAATATTCATCGATACGATTGCTAAAGGTCGCGATACGACCGATAAGGATGTAATCGATAATTTCGGTAAGGGTGGCGAGCTTGTCGCGCAAGATCCTGACCCGGAAAAACCCGACGCGTTATTGGTTGGCATGATTGATAGCGTAATGGTGCAAGGAAACGAAGTTGTAGCGGAAGCCGACGTAATTATCAAACCGGCTTCCGATGATGTAGACGATGTTAGCGCTATAGTTGACAGTGTTAGTACCCCTGTGATACCAATCACAACTGAACAGACCGCCGCGGGCGGCGGAAAACCAACCAAGGAGACCATACCAATGGATCTTAAAGAACTGAAAGCGAGTCACCCCGCCCTGTACGCAGAAGCGGTCGGGATTGGCCATGAACAAGGTGTTACCGGTGAGCGTGCACGTTCCGAGGCACATATCGTTTTAGGCGAGGCGTCTGGTGACATGAAATACGCCATGGAATGCGTTAAAGACGGTACCGAATTGACTGCTACAGTCAATGCCAAACACATGGCTGCCAGCATCAATAAAAAGGCTGTCGGTGATCGTGGTGTCGAGAGCGAAGGTGATCTCGATACCGAAGCCGCCGACGCGGAAGCCGCTGCCAATACGGAACTTACGAAAGCTACCGCCGCGGCTTTGGGTGTAGAGCTTGACGACAAACAGGAGGTTGCTTCTCATGGCTAATTTAGTCGTAACAAATAACGATCTTGGCGACGCTATCCTAAAGGATGCGGTCCACGACGATATTATTCTACAGTTTCCCGGTGCTGATACTTACGTCGATGGCACTATCCTAGCTCGTAAACAAGTAGCCGACGCGGTTACAGCGTCCGCCATTACTGGTACCGGCGACGGTACGGTTACACTGGCGACCGTTGTAGCGGGTCAGGTTGTACCGATTGTGGGCGTTTACGTACTTAATTGTATAGTCGCTCTAGCTAATGGTGGTACGTTTGAACTTGTTGACCCTAATGGTGCACAAGTTGCCGGTGGTTTAACGCTTACTGTCGGTGCCGGTGCGGCTACAGTCTTTGAGGCTGGTGGCATGCAGTTTACCATTACGGACGGTGCTACCGATTTCGCAGTCGGTGATACGGCTACATTAACGGTCGTCGCTGATGGCGATGTCGTTATTTTTGCTGTAGCTGGTGCCGGTGGCGCGCAAATCCCATCAATGATATTGACATACGAAGCAGTTGCGACCGGTGCCGAAGATCAAGCACAGCGAGCAATGGTTTCGGGTCAAGTCCGACGCGAAAAACTGGTTATCGATGCAGATGGTACGCCAGGTAGCGGGATCACCGATGATATTGTCGACGAATTGCGCGATTTTGGAATTATCGCGCTAAGTGTCGATGAACTTAACATTCAAGATAACCAGTAGGATAACCAGTAAGGAGTTTAAAAAATGAGCACTACAGCCACCAAGGTAATGCTTGCGGCCTTTGAACAGGACAAGGAACCCTCACTGTTTCTATCTGGAATGTTCCAATCTCCGCGTCGCAACTTTCATAACTCCGAAGAGGTCGAAATCGACATTATTCGGAGCGAGGA